TCACCTACGAGTCCGCCATGGATGTCTTCCGGTGGATCGAGCAGAACTCCCAAGGAGCCTTCGACTTCGCCGGTACCGAGCGCCCCGAAATCGGCGTCGGTATCGACCCGGCTGACGGCCGCATGGTCATCGCGACACTCGAAGGCGACATGCACGTGTCCCTCGGCGACTACGTGATTCGCGGTGTCCAGGGTGAGTTCTATCCCTGCAAGCCGGACATCTTCCGGGCCACTTACGACGCGGTGAATGAGGGGGTCGAGTCATGACCCGCCACACCAAGCCCGCCGACCTGCGCGCCCCGGACTACGTCACGTCCGCCATCGACACCATCCCGACGATTGCGTCGACGCGGGTGACACGAGACGAGGTGCGTGCTGCTCGCGAGTGCATCGCGAAGTACGCCCGCGATGATGCCGAGCGCGCCGAGTTCGAGCGCATGTTGGGGGTGGCGCGATGACCACCGCCCCGCTTGAGGCGCCCATCGAGCTGTTCGACATCGAGCTCGAAGAACTGCTGGACGGGAGCGTGGTGTGCATCAGTCACACTGACCGGCCAGCCGTGGCGTTGGTGCATCACGTGCACTGCACTGAGCCCGCCTGGTTCGTCTGCGATTCGTGCGTGGAGCGTCTTCGTCGATGGGTCAAGTTCGCCATCTCCTCGGGATGGCTCCTGGACTGCGACGGGTGCGGCACCAGGAACATCCCGCCCGCCGACATCATCATCCGACCGATCTAGGAGCCAGGCATGAACACCATCGAGGCCGAAGTCGCCACCGAATCGACCACCACATCACCGCCGCGCGATATCGCGCACATCATCGACTGCCCTGACGACCAGCCCAGCGCGAAGGAATGGCTCGCATACGCCAAAGCCAACGGGCTCGAGGTTGAGGCCCTGTGTGGTGCGCGCTGGGTTCCGCACCGTGACCCCCACGGACTCGACGTGTGCGACGTGTGCCTGGACATCGCACAGATTCGAGTCGTGCTGTGAACGCGATCACCGAAGCCGAATACCGCGCCATCCCGGCGTTGAGTGGGACGGGCGTTGCGGAGCTGCTGCGCTCGCCCGCCGACTACCACTACAAGCTGAGCCACCCGTCGGAGCCGTCGCCTGCGATGGCACTGGGGACGCTCACTCATGCGCTGATCCTGGGGCAAGAGCCGAGCGCTGTCGTCAGCCCCTACCCGGATTTCCGCACCAAGGAGGCGCGCGAGTGGCGCGACTCACAGGTGCTCGACGTGGTGACCGCTGACGTGTGGGCGGCGGCTGAGGCAATGGCTGAGGCTGTCCACGCGCACCCGGTGGCCGCTGGCCTGCTGGGCCAGATGGGCGAGCCTGAGGTCGTCGTCACGGGCGAGCATCGAGGGGCTGCGCTCAAGGGCCGCATCGACTACCTGCCGGCGTCCGGCCCGGTGATCGACATCAAGACCGCGCGTGATCACACGGCGCCGGCAATGAGTGGTGCGCTCGGTGAGTACGGGATTGCGACGCAGCTAGCGCACTACGCACTGCTGGCCGGGCGTGACGAGGACCGCCCGCTGGTGATCGCCGTGCGCAACACAGGGCGGCCCGCCGTCGCGGTGTATCGCATCGGGGAGGTCACGTGGGCTGTGGCGCTCGCGGCTACCCGTCGCGCGTGGGACCTCTACGCCGAGTGCATCGAGTCGGGCGTGTGGCCGGACCCGTATGCGACCGGCGTGCATGACCTCGAAATGAAGTCGTGGGCGCTCGATGAGCTGGACCCACTGAGTGCAGAGATTGAGGTGAAGTGATGGACCTGACAGACACGATTGCGCCGACGAGCGATCAGCTCGACGCCGTAGACCTGCTGAGTGGCCCGCGTACGTTCACGATCAAGGGCGTCAAGAAGGGAAGCGCCGAACAGCCTGTGCAGATCGAGCTGGCCGAGTTTCCGCGCGTGTGGAGGCCTGGCAAGTCGATGAGGCGCGTGCTGGTGAAGGCGTGGGGGCCGGACGCGAGCAAGTATGTCGGTCGTCGCGTGACGCTGTACTGCGACCCGGACGTGAAGTTCGGGGGCGAGAAGGTCGGCGGCACGCGCATCTCGCACCTGAGCCACATTGACGGCCCGGTGAGCACTCCTCTGCTGGTGACGCGCGGCAAGTCCGCGATGTTCACCGTCCAACCGCTCGCGGAGTCTGCGCCTGCTGTGACCGACGAGCAGATCGCGGCGGCGCAGTCGCTGGACGAACTGCGGGCGCTGTGGTCTCGCGCCGACGAGGTGACGCGGGCGAAGATCACGGCGCGTAAGGCCGAGCTGGAGTCCCTCACGGGCACCCCCGCCGCCGAGCCTGTGGCGTCGTCAGAGTCCACCGCGAACGCTCAGACCGCGATGGCTGCTGTTCGTGCCGCGCTCGATGCCCAGGAGGTGCTCGATGTCTGACACTGGCCGAGTCACTCAAGCCCTGATCGACGACACCGCTGAAACGATCCTGCGTGCCGTGTGGGCGATCACCGAGGGCGAGGCCCCCATTCCGGTCGAAGCTGTGGAGCGCATCGCCGCCGAGTACGGCGTCACGTTGCGGGAACCCTGCGACACCTGCCACGCCCTCGAAGGCCACGAGACGTGGTGCGCGGAGGGGTTGTGCCGCGTGTGCGAGATCCAAGGCTGCCCCGGCGACTGCACCGACCGTGCATACGAAAGGTGGGCTGACACGTAATGAACCCTGCAACCCGTGCCTTGCCGCCGCCTGCTGGTGACCGCGCCAAGGTGACTTCATGGTCTGCGCGTCTGGCGTGTGACGCGGACCAGCGCACGAAGTATCCCGAGTACCGCGACCTGGCCGCCCTGCTGCGTGTCGTTGACGGCGAGGTGCACGCCCCCGACTTGACGAATGGAGAGCTGTGATGACCGAACGAATCGACCACGCCAAGGAAGCACGCAAGACGCTGTACTGGCTGAAGAACGCAGGAGAGAACGCTGTCCGCGAGCACGGACCTCTGGAGGTTGCTGCGGCTCAAGTCCACGCGACGCTGGCGCTGGTGGAGCAGCAGAGGTGCCGTTGCGGGTTGCGTCCGGAGACGCCGCGTGTCCCCGCCGAGCCGAGTGCGGATCAGTTGCGGGAGATTGCCCGGAACGCGACGGGTACGGGCTACTACAGCGGTGGGGTGAAGGCGTTGCAGGCAGTGTGGAGGGCGGCTATCGCAGCTGCCTATTCGCAGAAGGGAGCCGACCGTGGGTGAGCACACGCCGACGACGGAAGTCATCCGAGAGCGAGCGACCAAGCACGCGGCGCGTTTCGGATTTCTGCAAGAACTGAGTTTTGAGGACCAGTTCGACCGCTGGCTTGAAGCCCACGACCGTGAGATTGCGGCTGAGGCGTGGGATGAGGGGTTCACGCGCGGCTTCTATTCCGGGCAGTCGATGCGCTCCGATGCTGACGCCTCCGAGTCGCCCGTCGAGAACCCCTACCGCGCCGACCGCCTCCGCGAGAACGGCGGTGCGTGATGAGTGAGCAAGTTCCCGCCTCCGAGATTGAAGGCATCGTTGGCGCTCCTCGCCACGAAACGGACCACTATGCCCGTGCCGTCAGCGACGAGCAGAGGGTGTATGTCCTGCACTCGAAGGAATGCTTGGGCATCTTTGACGACCTCCGAGACTGCCCGTTCTCAAAGGCGCTCGACCGGGGGATTGACCCGGAGCGGTGGAGTGGTTTCGAGGACCGCCCGGTGCGCGCCTGGGTGTCGTTCAAGACGTTGAAACTTGTCCCCGAAAACCTGGTCGGGGGCGGTGCGTGATGACTGACCCTATGCAGTTGAGCGCCGACGACTACCAGGAGCTCCAGGCTCATGGGCCGACTGGCCTCACGGAGGACCAGTACCTCCAGATGGTCAAGGCCGTCGAGCGGATCAAGGGCGCGGCGTTCCAGGACGGGCGACGTGCCGAGCTCGAGTTGCAGAGAGCACGAAAGGGACTGGCCAACGCTAAGGCCGACATCGCCCACACCCCCACCGACGCGCTGGGGGGTTCCGATGTGTGAACCGCAGACGCGCCAGTGGGTGCCAGTGCACGTCGATGCCAGCTGCGCCCACGAAGGTCGCCCCGTGTACAAGTTCATGCCGATTGACACGTGCATCGCCCGACTAGTCGAAGAACTCGACCGCGCCGGATACCGCATGCTCGCGTCCTGCTGTGGGCACGGCAAGGGCGACGGCAACATCACTTTCGCGGACGGACGCCAGGTCACCATCGCTGAGGCGCGCCAGATCGCCAACGACGCGCTGGGGGTGGACGAATGACCCGCACCGCCTCCCTCGATTGGCCGATCGACACATGGCCCAACAGCAACAGCGACAGGCGCAAGCATTGGACGCGGCAACGACGTGAAGCGCGCGCCATTCGGTCAGCTGCGGCGAAGCTCGCACTCACACCAGCGACCGGACCCGTGCGCCTCACGTTCACGTTCGCGTTCCCCGACAGGCGACGCCGCGACCTCGACAACTACTCCGTCAAGGCGTATATCGACGGGCTCGTCGACTCGCGAGCCATCGCTGCAGACGACTACCAGGCCGTCACAGCTGTCACCCGCACCCTCGACCCTGAGCGCACCGAACGTGGCCGCATGCGCGTCACCGTCACGATTGAGGAGGTTGCGTGAGCATCTACTACCAAGACGACGCCGTGACGCTGTATCACGGCGACTGTCTCGACGTGCTCCGCGAGCTGCCCGACGCGTCCGTGCACGCCGTCGTCACCGACCCGCCCTACGGCCTCGCGAACACCAGCCCGCAACAGGTCGCGGACACGATCGTCCGGTGGGTCAACGGCGACCGCGACTGCCTGCCCGGTGGGTCCGGGTTCATGGGCAAGGCGTGGGATGCGTTCGTGCCCCCCGTCGCCGTGTGGGACGAGTGCCTGCGTGTGCTCAAGCCCGGCGGGCACGTCCTCGCGTTCGCAGGATCACGCACCCACGACCTCATGGCCCTCGCGCTGCGGCTCGCCGGGTTCGAGATCCGCGACAGCATCGCATGGCTGTACGGGTCCGGCTTCCCGAAGTCGCTCGACGTGTCCAAGGCCATCGACAAGCACCTCGGCGCGGAGCGTCCAGTTGTCGGCATGGCGAAGGGTGCTGGGAACGGCTCGGTCGTCGGGCTTGGCGAGAAGCCGAGCATGGCGACCGAGTACCCGGCTACCGCCCCGGCTACCGCCTGGGCCGGCTGGGGCACCGCCCTCAAGCCCGCGTTCGAGCCGATCGTTGTCGCACGCAAGCCCCTCGCAGGGACGGTCGCGCAGAACGTCCTGCAGCACGGCACGGGCGCGCTGAACATCGACGCCACACGCATCCACACCCCCGGCAGCGAGGCTAAGGCATACACCGTCAAGCGAATGAAGCCCGGTGCCACCCTCGAAAAGACGGGCGGCAACTGGCGCCCCGAGGACGACACCAACCTCCCGTGGGAAGCAGGCCGCGAGTACCAAGGCCAGACGACCGCCGGCCGCTGGCCCACGAACGTCGTGCTCGACGACACCCAAGCCGCCGAGCTCGACCGGCAGAGCGGGCACACCGTCAGCCAACAGCGCACCGGTAAGCGCACCGGTAAGCGCACCGGCACCTATGGAGAATTCTCAGGCCAGGAGGACGTGCAGATGGGCCACGACGACCAGGGTGGTGCGTCCCGGTTCTTCCCGACGTTCCGCTACGAAGCGAAGGCCCACACGCGCGAACGCCCCCGCGCCGACGGCATCGCGCACCCCACCGTGAAGCCGCTCGATCTCATGCGGTGGCTCGTGCGCCTCGTGACCCCGCCGGGCGGTGTCGTGCTCGAACCTTTCGCAGGCTCAGGCACCACCGCCGAGGCCTGCGTCGTCGAAGGGTTCCAGTGCATCGCCATCGAGCGGGAGGCCGACTACCTGCCGCTCATTGTGCAACGGCTCACCAAGCCGATCCAGATTGGCCTCGACCTTGAAGGGGTGGCGTAACCATGGCCCGCACTCGAGCAAACGTGCTGTGCGACATCTGGGATGACGAAGACTTCATCGCCCTTCCCGTCGACGCTCAGCGGCTCTACCTCTTCCTGCTCTCACAGCGGGACCTCAACCATGCTGGACTCGTCCCACTGCGACTGCGCCGATGGGCCAAGAAGGTGCCAAACGGCACAGTCGGCGCGCTATCCAAGGCCCTGGCAACCCTCGCCAAGGCCGAGTTCATCCTGTTCGACCGCGACACAGAAGAGGTGCTGATCCGCACGTTCGTCCGCAACGATGGTGTGTACAAGCAGCCCAAGGTGATGCTCCGAATGCGCGAGGATGCGCGGCTCATGGAGTCACCAATGCTCAGGGCCGCTTTTGCCCGAGAGCTTCGACGCATCCCGCTTGATGAGTTGAGCGACAAGCCCGGAGGTCCGCACGGTGACCTGGAATCTACCAGGGCACTTGTCAAACGGGTCATTGACGAACTGCTCGCAGAACTGGAGCCGGATACCCTTCCCGATACCCTTCCCGATACCCTTCCCGATACCCTTCCCGATACCCCTGCGGAAGGGTATCCGATACCCCCACGCGGGCGCGCGCGCGCGCTCCACCTTCCACCTACCACCATCCACCAGCCACCAGTAGAGGCTCAAGTTGGGGGGGGAACTTACGTAAGTAGCGCCGAGCCTTCGCAAGCCCCCCCCATTCAGCGATGCGGGGAAGCGCACTCGTCGAGCCAGGCGTGTAGCCGGTGCGGCGATCTTCGCAAGGCCGAGAAGGCCCAGCAAGCAGCCGAGGCCAAGGCCGCGAAGGAAGCCCGGCGTCAAGCCGACATCGAGGCCCGCCGTCAACGTGAAGCCGAAGCGGCGGCGATTGAGCGAGCAACGCCCGAGCAAGTCCAAGCCGCCATCGCCATGGTCCGGGCCGCCGTGAAGGAGAGCGCATGAGCACCTGCCACTGGAAAGCGCCCATCGGCCCCACGACCGGCATCGTCGTTTGGTCCATCGACGCGGCCCGCAACCACTGCCCACGATGCTGCGGAGTCATCCGCTGGAACGGACGACGTGGCATGTGCGCCACCGGGCACATCCTCGTCATCGACCCACAACTACAACCCGCCGAACAGTTGCTACGTGACATCTTCGAGGAGGCCGCCGCCTAATGGACACCACCACCGCCCTCGACGCCGCCAACACCTGGCGCAAGCTCGCGCAACTCATCCCCACCATCGAGCTCTACCTCGAACCCCGACGCGGAAAGAGCGAAGTGCACCTCCCGCCCAGCAGTCGACCACCCATCGACATCACCGCCAGCGACCTCCTCCACGACATCGACGAAGCCGCGAACTGGTACATCGCCGAACTGCTCATGGAAACCACCGACGTACGGCGCGCACCCAACACCCGCACCGCTCGCCTCGAACTTGTAGCCGACCGGCACGGCCACTGGACCGCCGACCCTAACCCCCGCATCGGACTCGAATACGCCGACACCGCCAACGACCTGATGCGCAGGGTCGAGAAGCTTGTGACCCAACCCGCACCGCCGAAGTTCATGGGACCCTGCCTCGCCGCCTGTGGTGGTGACCTGTGGCTCCGGCACGGCCGCCCCGCCGCGATCTGCGACCAGTGCGGATCCGCCGCTGACCTGGAAGCCGTGCGGGAACAACTCATGCGCGCCATGGAATCAAGGCTCATGGACCGAAGCGAACTGGTCGTGGCGCTCCGGTTCCTGGGCGCCAAGACGCCACGCAACACCGTCGATGCGTGGATCACGCGTGGCAGACTGGTGCCTGTGCTCCGCGACCCGCAAATGTTCCGCCTCGGCGACGCACTCGACCTCGCGAACGTGCGACTCGCCGCATGACGACACGCGGCGCTGCTCCTTGACAAACGCCGTGCACGTTGGCATCCTGATAACGTGGCCGTAAGGCCAACCTCGAAACGCCCCGTGAGCGCACCGCTCCGGGGCTTTCGTGGTTCAAACCCCCGTCGCCGTAAGTGCTGACGGGCGCGGGACGCGAGCGATCGTCTCCTGCACAGCCTCGTCATTTCCCCGGCGGATGACGAGTGTGCGCGCCGCCAGCGACCACGTATGGCGGCTAGCCGGACACCCCACCGGCCCACTGACTGTGAGCCGGGACAGCGACCAGTGGCGCCGCGAGTCGCTTTGCCCGCTTGCACGAGAGCCCACCTGTGGCACTCGGAGGGACCGCTGCCCCACAGGCAGCAGCGGGGCACAGACTTCCCTGACGCACGCCGCGACCACTCACGCACACGAGCCGCCAGCTCGAGCCGCAAGGCACTAGCGACCTCGCGCGGAGACTGACGGGAACCCCACCACGCCGCCGAGAAGGGACACAACCGTGAGCCTTCCCACCATCGTCATCCCCGTTGGCCTTGAAGGTGCGGGCGATCATGCCGAACTGCGTTATGCGTTGCGGTCCATCGACAAGCACGTCCCCCACGGTCGCGTCATCATCGTCGGCCACAAGCCCGCATGGGTGTCCGATGAGGTTGAGCACATCGCCGTGGAGCAGATCCCCGGTCAACGCCACGGCAACTACCGGGCCAACATTCGTGCCGCCTGCAAGGCAGTCCCCGAAGGCTTCATCATCTGGCACGACGACATGTTCGCGATGCGTCCGGTCAAAGCCGTCGAGGTCGTCAACGGCGGCCCCATGCTCGCCCGCATCGAGACATTCGAGAAGGCTGACGGTCAGTCGTCTTACACCAAAGCGCTGCGCGCCACCCTCGCGTGGCTCGAGGCGAACGGCCACCCTGAGCCGACTATCTACGACGGATGCCACACGCCGCTGCCGGTGACCGACACCGCGGCCATGCGTGATGCGCTTCTCATCGCCCGCAACGCCGAAAAGGCTGGCACGCTCCTGTGCTCGCAGTCGATCTACGGCAACCTCGCCGGCATCGGCGGTCGCAAGGTCGGCAACGCGAAGGCCGACAGCGGGTGGAAGACCCGCACCTGGGTCAGCACCTCGGATGAGCGCTTCACCAGTGGCGCGGTTGGTGAGTACATCCGAGGCAAGTTCCCTGAGCCTGGCAGGTATGAGAGCTAGTCGCTAGACTCTCGCCCATGAAACGCATCGGGGGGATCGCGCTCATCGCGGCGCTCGCACTCAGCGGGTGCCTCATCGCACCATCCACGCGAGAGGCCGCCCCGAGCGAAGCCGCCGAGTCCGCCGCGCCCACAGCGACCACACCGGCACCCCAGGAGGTCGCCCCAGATGTCGTGGGGCTCACCCTCGACATCGCACGCGAGACACTAGCCAACTTTGAGCTCGTCGAGATTGACGGCACGGGCCAGGGTCGCTCCGTGTGGGCGGCTGAGAACTGGACCGTCACCGCGCAGGCGCAAAGCGGCAATACCGTCACCCTGACCCTCGCCAACAAGCGCGACGAGGCCGGCACCCAGTCCGACACACTGCCTGCGCGCGTCACGGAAGCACTCCTGGCGGCGTCGGGAGTCGCGTCATTCCAAGACCTCGAGCCGACCAGCCCTGGCTACTGGATCGCTGGCATCGAGACCGTCAGTGCGGGCACCGTGCGAGCAACCATCCAGACAACCCTCACCGACGAAGAACGCGAGTCTGCGGGGCGATGGGTCATGCAAATGGCATGCGGCACTGTTGAGGACCTAGACGTGGTGGTCATCCGCGACAGCAGTGGCATCGATAGCAACCACTACCGCCACAACTACCAGCTCTGCACCTAGCCTCACAGGGGGTGGAGATGACCACCTCGCGAACGGGCACCGCAAGATGGAAGCGCATCCGTGCGCAAGCCATAGCGCGGGCAATGGCCGATGGGGTCACCAGGTGCCCACTCTGTGGTCGCGAACTCGATTACGCGCCAGGAGCGCGCCACAACGGCGCGGTCGAGATCGACCACATCACACCGCACGCCCTGGGCGGCGAGGACCACATTGAAAACACCCGCCCCCTATGCCGCCGATGCAACCGGGCGCGAACGGCGGCGATCGGCAAGCGTCGCTCGCGCAGTGTGGCAGCAAACCGCGTGACCCGCCGAGCAGGAGAGCAGGCCGTCGAGTGGTAAGGGGTGGGGAGGGTCCCCCCCTCGCCCGCGGGGCGCCTCCACACGGTGCTAGTGATATCCCCCCGGACTTTTTTCCATAGACACACCCCCAAGGGGTGCGATTCGAGGCAGGAGGTGCACCGTGGCTCGCCCTGCCCTCAAGGTTGTTGCCGACACTCCCACGCCGAAGTCGCGCAAGCGCCCCATGACGATCATCGAAGCCATCGAGGCAGGCGACCGCCTGGCCGAACTTGAGGCCACGCACCGCCGCATCGCCAAGGCGGTGCAGGACGAGGCCACCCCCGCACGCGATCTGGCCTCTCTGTCGCGACGGCAGATGGAGATATCGCGCGAGATTGAGTCCCTGCGCCGCCAGATGGACGAGGAGGCCGCCGATGGCGTCATCCCCGAGGACGAGGACTGGGACGAAGAAACTATCTGAGGTCGCGCGGCACATCTGCCGCCCGGCCGGGATTACTTCGACTGGCTGGCCCGCAGTTGCGTCGCGGCTGGCACAGTTCGGAATCCCGTTCGACTTGTGGCAGCAGGGCGCGGCGCGGCTGATTCTCGCCAAGCGCTCCGATGGACTGTATGCGGCCGGTGTCGGCGGCGCGGTGCTGTCGATACCTCGCCAGGCCGGCAAGACCTACCTTGTTGGTTGGGTCGTGTTTGCCCTGTGCACCCTCACTCCAGGCCTCACGGTGATCTGGACGGCGCACCACACACGGACCTCAAACGAGACCTTTGGGAAGATGCGGGCGATGGCTCGCCGCCGGAAGGTCGCGCCGTACATCGAGAAAGTGCGTGCGACGAACGGCGAGCAGGCGGTCCTCTTCAAGAACGGATCCCGCATCCTTTTTGGCGCTCGCGACCAGGGCTTCGGCCTGGGCTTCGACATGGTGGACATCCTGGTCGTGGACGAGGCGCAGCGCGTCAAGGAAGTCGCGATGAATGACATGGTGCCTGCCACCAATGCGGCACCTAACGGCCTGGTGCTCCTTATGGGCACTCCACCGCGACCGACCGACGACGGCAAGGTGTTCACAAGCCGTCGAGAGGACGCGCTGGGCGGCGACCCGGACACGCTCTACATTGAGCTCAGCGCCGACGCTGACGCGAAGGTCATCGACTGGACGCAGGTGGCGAAGGCTAACCCGTCCTACCCTCACCGCACCGGCAAGGCCGCGATCCTGCGCATGCAGAAAATGCTCGGATCGGATGACAACTTCCGGCGCGAGGCTTATGGCATCTGGCGAGCGAAGACGAGCAATGTCGCCTTCACTCTCGACGCCTGGCGCTCGAGGGTGATCGAACACGACGCCGTGCCGAAGAGGGGCCGCAAGGTGTTCGCGGTGGTGTTCGCCTGGGACGGCTCCGGCGTGGCGTTGGCTGGCGCGCTCCGACCGGACGAGGGCCCGATTCACGTCGAGGCGATCCAGCAGGCTCCCATGTCGGACGGTACGCGCTGGCTGGTGGATTGGCTGGCCGCACGCCACGAGCAGGCGGCGCAGATCGTTGTCTATGGCAAGGGTTTCGCGGAGTCGTTCATTGACCGCCTGCGCGAGGAGGGCGTGCGCAATCGAGCACTGATCCTGGTGCCAACGTTCGCTGAGTCGCTGACGGCGCACGCGATGCTCGATGAGGCCGTCAAGCAGGGGTCGGTGACTCACGTTGACGACAAGGAGTTGGAGCGTCAGGCGACCACGGCGCAGCGGGTGTCTCGCGGTCGCGATGGTGTCGGCGGCGGCTTCATGTGGCAGCCACCAGATGGCGACACCTGCCTCATGCTCAACGCCGTCACCTTTGCCCACTGGGGCGGACGAATCACGAAACGAACAGGCCTGGGACGCGCAGGCGGACGCAGGGTTGGAGGTGTGCTTTGACGGAGACCCCCGTAGTCGCCCCTGGCCTGGATGACGACACCCAGCGCCTGGTCAACGGCCTGCTGGAGCTCCTGCGCAAGAAGGCTCCGCGCAACAAGGTCCGCAAGGCGCGTTACGACGCGAAGTACCAGGTCAAGATGTTCGCAAACGTCCTGCCTCCCGCCTATCAGCAGTATGCGCTCACTCTCGGGTGGTCGGCGCGCGCGGTGGATGCGCTGGCGGCGCGCTGTCGGCTCAGATGCTTCACTCACGCGGACGGCATGGACACCTTGGAGAACATGGGCGGCCTGGACCTCATCGCCGACAATGACCTGCTGTCGGAGACGGGCCAGGCTGTCACCTCGTCGCTGATCCACGCGACAGCGTGGGTAACCACCGTCGCCGGCGAGGTTGAGGACGGCGAGCCGCCTGTGCTGATCCAGTACCACGACGCACTGAGCGCTACCGGCGAGTGGAACGCTCGCCGCCGCCGCCTGGACGCCGCCCTGGTTGTCAATGACCGCGACAAGCGAGGCAACCCCACGTCGCTCACTCTGCATGAGTACGGTGTGGTGACCAGCTTGCGTCGTGATGGCAGCCAGTGGAGCGTGGTGGATCGCGTCGAGCACGACTACGGCATGACCGCAGACCCGATGCGCTATCGAGCCCGCCTGGGACGCCCGTTCGGGTCGTCCCGGATAACGCGCCCGATGATGTCTATCCAGGACGAGGCGATTCGTGACCTGATGCGCGCCGAGGGTCACATGGACGTGTATGCCTGGCCGGAGTTCTGGCTGCTCGGTGCCGACAAGTCTGTGTTCGGCTCTGATGACCGCTTCCAGATCATGCTCGGGCGCATCAAGGCAATTCCGGACGATAACGACGCCGCCAACCCGCGTGCTGACGTGAAGCAGTTTCCCTCGTCCAGCCCTGAGCCGCACCTTGCGCACATCAACGCCATGGCGAAGCTGTTCGCGCGTGAGGCTGGGATGCCAGACTCGTCTCTGGCCATCACGGACACCTCGAATCCCACCAGCGCCGAGGCGTACGACTCGTCGCAGTATGAGCTAATCGCTGAGGCTGAGACTGCGATGGCGGGCTGGCAGTCCGACCTGGAGCGCGCCTATGTGCGGGCCCTGGCGATGCTGAACCGCGACCCGAGGCTGATGAAGCAGGGGTCGAAGATTCACGCCGACTGGCGTCCGGCGCGGTTCCTGTCACGCTCTGCCGAGGCCGATGCGGGGATGAAGCAGTTGGCCGCCGTGCCGTGGCTAGCCGAGACTGAGGTGGGCTTGGAGCTGCTGGGCTTGACCCCCGAGCAGATCGCCCGCGCCACGTCAGAGCGGCGACGCAACTCGGCGTCGTCAACGCTGGAGCGTCTGCTGAGTGGTGGAGCTGGCGCCCCCGCCGAGGACGCTGACGAGGTGCGCGCATATGACGACGCGCGATGACGTTGACCGCCTGTCGAGGGCGCTGCGCCGTGCGGTGGAGTTGGCGCGGCGCGACCTCGAGACAGCGTTCACGAGCCTGCCGCTGTCGAACCCGGAGGCGGCGCGTGACGCACTGCTGGAGATCGTTCCGGCGTTGACGCGCAAGTATGGCGACATCGCGGCCACAGCAGCCGCCGAGTGGTATGAGGAGATGCGCGCCCGCGAGATCGGTGGACGGTTCACCGCGACGTTGGCGGACAACGCCGACGAGGCGCTTGTCCAATCCACCGTGCGACGACAGGCGGGGCATCTGTGGAAGCCCGACCAGTCAAAGACGCTCGAAGTCCTGGCCGGATCGCTTCAGCGCTACATCACCAACTCGGGCCGCGCCACGGTCGCGCGCAACGCGGGGCAAGACCCGGCACGCCCGCGGTACGCGCGAGTGCCGCGCGGCGCGAAAACCTGCGCGTTCTGCATGGCAATGGCGTCGCGCGGTTTCTTCTATCACTCACAGGAGGCCGCTGGCGGCCACTGGAATCACTTCCACGATGACTGCGACTGCCAGATCGTCATGGTGTGGGACAAGGATGCCCACCACATCGCCGGCTATAACCCGGACGCGATGTACGACAAGTACCTCCAGGCCCGCGAGTCCTCCGGGTCTGGCGACCTGCGGGTGATTCTCGCCGAACTGCGCCGCATGTTCCCTGACGCCGTGACTGACGGCGTGATCTGACTTCCCGCCGCTTGGCCGGGACTGCGCTACGTGCGCGCTCAAGCACGGATTTACGGGCGACGGCCCAAAAACGGAAGGAATCACCATGGCTGACGACGCCACCACCACGCCTGTGTCGGAAAACGACGGCCAGGCGGAAACCTGGAAGGCCCCGGCCTCTCAGGACGAGCTCAACCGGATCATCGAGTCCCGTCTTGCGCGCGAGCGTGCGAAGTACGCCGATTTCGACTCCCTCAAGGAGAAGGCGGAGAAGTACGACGAACTCAAGGCGAAGGACAAGTCCGAGATCGAGAAGGCAACGGAGCGGGCCACGGCGGCAGAGTCCAAGTTGGCCTCCGAGACGCTTCGCGCTGATCGTGCCGAGATTGCCCTCGAGAAGGGGCTCACCCTCACCCAGGCCAAGCGGCTTGTGGGCACCACGCGCGCAGAGCTTGAGGCCGACGCCGACCAGTTGGTCAAGGACCTCAAGATCGACAAGGCCAAGCTGCCACGCGCGCGCGAGCAAGGCATGTATTCAACCACCCCCGCCGATGATCCGATGCGCGATGTTGCGCGCACGCTATTCAAGCGCGGGGACTAATCCGCAAAGGAGGCCGTCGTGGCCGACAACGTTCTCAACACCAACACCGGAGTTCTCGAGCTCCCCAAGCAGAAGATCGAGCCTTGGGTTAAGGAGGTCGCTAACGGCTCTGCCGTGGCGTCACTCAGCCCCTCCACCCCCATGATCTTCGGTCCCGGACAGGGCTTCACCTTCGACATTGGCGAGGCCGAGTATGTGGGCGAGTCCGCCAGCAAGTCCGGCTCGGAGATTGTGCCCAAGAAGCAGACGGTCACCCCGTTCAAGTTCCAGAAGACTGTGCGCATGTCGCAGGAGATCCTCTGGGCTGACGAGGACGCCCAGATCGCTGCCGTGGATCAGATTCTCGCCAAGATTCAGCCTGGCCTGTCGCGCGCGCTGGACTTCGGCATCTTCCATGGCATCAACCCCAAGGACGGCACCGCCGTGGTGGCGATGACCCAGAAGCTCTCTGACACCACCAACGTCGTGACCGTGGGCGCCAACGCGGCGTACACCTACCTCGACGCTGCCGACGCGCTGGTCCTTGAGGATGGCTATGCACCGTCCGATGTGGCGCTGGACCCGACTTGGGCGGCTTCGTTCGCGACTCTGCGCGCAACGCAGACCGAGCAGAAGATGTACCCCGGATTCAAGCTCTCGACAACCGTGTCGGAGCTCGACGGACATCGTGCGTCTGTGTCGCGCACCGTCCGGGCGCTTGCCGTGGCCGACAACCCCACCGGCGTGCTCGGCTTCGTGGGCGACTTCTCGGCTATCCAGTGGGGCATTCAGCGCCAGATTGGCCTGGAGCTGATCGAGTACGGCGACCCGGACGGACTGGGTGACCTCAAGCGCAAGAACGAGGTCGCCTTCCGCGCCGAGGTCGTCTACGGCTGGGGCATCGCCGACCTGAACGCCTTCGCGGTGGTCAAGGTTGGCGCGGGCTCCGGTTCGTCCGCCGCGTCGTCGTCCAGCGCGGCATCGTCGTCCGCCGCCGCGTCGTCGTCCGCCGCGTCGTCGTCCAGCGCGGCGTAAGCGGCAATCGACCCTGGGGGTGGCGTGCTCGCGCATGTCACCCCCAGGCCGTAGCCGAGATTGGAGGTGAGCCGTGACGCCGCTGGCAACCGTGCAGGATGTGGAAGCGCGACTAGAGCGACCGTTGACGCCCGTCGAGGAGAGTGTGGTGGACGGCCTCCTGGAGGAGGCTTCGTCTATCGCTCTGGCTCACATGCGGCTACCCGAAGGTCACTACGACAACGTCGATAACTTGCCGGTGCCTACGATGGTCAAGATCGTGGTGTCGCGCATGGTCGCGCGCGTGCTCACCCGCCGCGCCGAGTCTGAGGTCGGCGGCCTTAATGTTCCTGTGGGGGCGACTCAGAGGCAGGAGACGGCGGGACCGTTTTCCGGCATGACGACGTTCGTCTCCGGGTCCACATCGGGCGGCCCGTGGTTGGAGCGAATGGACCGCCTGCAGCTCGATCAGGCACGCGGCGACCGTCAGGCGTTCACGATCGATACCGCCCCAGGCCGATCTACCGTCCATGCCGACGTGTGTTCGCTGAACTTCGGGGCGGCCTACTGCTCATGCGGGGCGTCCATCGCCGGACACCCCATCTACGAGGTGGACGAGTGATCCGCGAGTCAGTCACCCGATATCGCCGCGTGCAGTCCGGCGCGGACGCTTACGGCACCCCGATCTACACCCGCACCGCCACCGCCCTACCTCCGGCGCTGTTTGCCCCCGGCGGCGTCTCGGAGCCCATCGAGCCCGGCCGTGAGCCGGTCGTAACGGAGCCGACGCTGTATTGGCCGCACAACTGGCCGGACGTGATCGCGTCCGACGAGCTGGAGGTGCGAGGCAAGCGGTACGCGGTTATTGGCGAGCCTGCCGACTGGCGCGGCTCATCGGTGGGTGGCCTGGTGGTGAAACTCAAGCGAGCTGAAGAGGGTGCGGCGTGATGGCTAAGAACGTGAAGTTTGTCCTCCACCGCCGCGCTTTCCGCGATCAAGTGCTGCGAGGCCAGGGCGTAGACATGGAGCGCGCGCTCCGCGAAGCGCTCCCCGGCGATGACGTGGAGGTGGTGGCGGACGGTACGCGCATGCGCGCCTACGCCTCCGCGCCAATGAAAGACGAGGTGGAGTCGGGAGCGCTGACCCGCCGCCTAGGGGGTGGGCCGTGAGCGCGCGCATCCCTACCGCGCCGCCCGATGTGCTGGCGGCCCTCCTGCCGATCGTCCAATCTGGACTCAGCTCCGGCGAGAAGGCTGCGCACGTACTAAGTGAGGCCGACAAGCGCGCCGTCGTGGTGCGGGCTGACCTGCAGGGCCACGCCACCCCGATCTCACGCTACTGCCGTGTCGGTCTGACCGCGTTCTATCAAGACTCGAGTGGAAACTGGCGGCTCGACGAAGCTTTCGCTATGTCGAACCGCGCCGCCGCCGCGATCCTCCAATCTTCCTCCCCGCTGATCTTGGCTGCCGAGTGGCAGTCAGGTCCATTCGAGGTGACGGATGTCATCAAGGACAAGCCCGTCGCCTATTCCACGCTCCTGCTTGAGGTCGCCTCGACCCTCCTGTAAGCCGATGTCGCCATGGCGACACCGAATCCGACGCCGCCACGTCGGGAGATACATCAACTCTCGAAAGGACGGCCGCCATGGCTGACGAATACATCTCGGAGAACAACAACGCTGAACTGGTGCGCCTCATCAAGCAGGGCGCAGTGTTCCTGTTCGAGCGCGGCACGCTCTCGAACGTCCCCACCTCCGCCGACTGGACACCAGGCCCCGCCGAGAAGGCCCGGTGCGTCGGGTACTACGGTGAGGATGGCGCACAACTCAACCCCGTGCCTGGGGACACCACCGACTTCTTTGCGCACAACGCGGACGTGGTGGTGTCGGAAACCAAGCCCGGCTGGTGGGAGTTTGCACTGTCCGCACTCGAGGCCAACAAGGTCGCCATCCCCGCCTACTTCGACATCGACTCAAGCGGGATCGACGAGAACTCGAAGCTCACCGTCAAGGGCGCGGCCAACAACCGCCACTACGAGATGGTGGTCGCCGGCCTGGATCAGGCGGCCCGCAAGATCCTCGCCTACTTCCACGACGTAAAGATCGGCTCGAAGGAAGGCATGACGCTGAACACGTCCACGCTGATGGCGTCGGGCATGACGTTCCGCACGTTCCCCAAGGCGGATGGCACGCACTTTGAGGCGTGGGGCTTCATCGCTCCCGCATCGTCCGCGTCGTCGAGTGCCGCCGCTTCCTCCTCCGCTGCCGCTTCTTCGAGCGCGGCCTAACAAGACTCCCCCGGCCCGGCGTTGGCGGACCTCGGGCCGGGGGTCTACCGCCACTCCGCCACCAGCGAAAGGTCTGCCGCGATGGCTATCGACATCATCTCCGAGCCTACGGGCGAGATTCCCGGACTCGACTTCAATATCACGGCATCGGATGGGCGAAAGGTCACCCTCACCCTGCCCGTCCTCGGCTCCCGCAATGTCCCAACGGGCATCATGGCGCTCGTCGGCTCAGTCCACGACGCCCAGGGTGCCACTGATCGCGAGATCGCGCGCGTGCTGTACCAACTCCTCGAAGCGGTGCGTGGGTGGCTTCCAGAGCAGGGGCGCATTTTGTGGAGCCTCGACTTCGACGCGGCGCTCAAGGTATTCACGGCCTGGTTTGAGGCGTCCGCCGAGCAGGGCGGCTTCGACCCAAAAGCGTAGAGAACGGCACGTTTCTCGCGATCCTCGTCCACTATCGGGGCCCGCTAGCCGTGGACTTTCAGGAGCGCTACGGCCTGGCAGTCCGCGACTACCTGGGTAACCACTCCTGGAATGAGGCGTGGGAGCTCACTCGCCCACTGCTGGCGTCGCCCTACTCCCACACGGCGGCTGCGATTCGCAAGTGGTTGCGGCCTCCGGAGCCGGTCGAGGCCGTCGGCTTCCTTCTTATGGACTTCTATCTCGCGGCAAATCGCCGCAAGAACGCGACGAAGCCGAGGCCTATCGAGAGGCCGTGGGAGAAGCGCCCGCCCAGCCGTCCCGCGATGACCGCGGCCGACAAGCGCCTCCGCGCGGAACTTAAGGCCAGTCTCGGCCTGGACTGACATTCATCTCGCCCGCCGCCACGGGCCACTCGCTCGCAAAGGGGAGTAGCCCGTGGCACAGGAAATCGGCATCGCATATGTGACGGTTGCGCCGTCTGCGAAGGGTTTCGGCAAGGCCGTCGAAGGCGAGATTGACCAGGGCGTCTCCGGCGCCACCAAGTCCGCTGACGGCAAGCTCAAGTCCCTAGCTGGCAAGGTCGCGAAGTGGGGCAGTATCGCAGTTGCCGCCGTCGGAACCGCCATCACGGGACTTGCGCTCAAGGGTGGCATCTCGCGTGCCCTGAACATTGAGGACGCGCAGGCGAAACTCAGGGGCCTTGGTCACGACGCACAGTCCGTCGAGGCGATCATGACGAGCGCCCTGGCCGCAGTGAAGGGCACCGCGTTCGGGCTGGACGCTGCGGCGACGACCGCCGCTGGTGCTGTCGCGGCGGGCATTAAGCCGGGACAAGAGCTGGAGAAGTACCTCCGCCTCACCGCCGACGCCGCCACCATCGCAGGCACGTCGATGAGCGAAATGGGTTCGATCCTGAACCGCGTCCAGACGCAGGGCCGCGCGTACTCGATGGAACTTAACATGCTCGCGGATCGCGGCATCCCGATCTATCAGTGGCTCGCCGAGGAGTATGGCGTGACCGCTGAGGCGTTGCGGAAGATGGTCGCGGCGGGCGAGGTGGACGCCGCTACTTACCGCAAGGTCATCGAGGAGAACATCGGCGGCGCGGCCTTGGCTTCGGGCGACACGGTGCGCGGCGCTTTTGCCAACATGGGCGCGGCACTGTCTCGCATCGGAGCGTCGGCGATCACGCCGTTTGTTGGCCTCGTCCAGGAGTCGCTCAAGTCACTGATTCCGCTCGCGGACTCGGTGGCGGCTGCGGTCGGCCCTGCCGCTGCGGAACTGGCCGAGAAGATCGCTCCGTATGTGCGCGAGTTCCTGGCGATGCTGTCGGGCGAGGATGTGTCGAGTGGGCCACTCGCTGGCCTGGTGGCGCTCCTCAATCCGCTGGGGGCGCTCATCAAGGAGATTCTTCCGGGCTTCATGACTCTCGGCGGGCAGGTGCAGGCGCTCGTCTCATCGCTTGGCGCCGCACTAGCCCCCCTGCTGCCGGTGATTGCCGACGCGCTGCTGGCTGTCGTGTCGGCGGCCG